TTTTGATTCAGATAATGCCAAAATTATTCACAAAAAGATGATTTCTTAAAAAAAATACATTTCTATCATTTGGTCCTCTAGGAATGTTTTTTAATAAAGTAACTTCTAGTTCTCCAGGTCCACAACAAGAAACTACTTCTCCTTTAAATTTATGATAATGAAATGGGGCTTGTTGACATTCTGTTCTGTAAAGAAATTTGTTCGCAAAATTTAAACCTTCTCCGACTCCGAACATAAAAATTCGTAATTTTCAGGTTATTAAAGGCGATGATGTCCCTATAACAGAAGACAATCCTCGTTTTTGGAATGGATTTGATGTTAAGAAGATGGGGCAAGCGTTTACCGGTAAAGCCAAACTAGTGCCGGGGACATTGAAAGTTGGCGGGGGGGCGATTCTCCAGAGCCTTGTTGATATTAATAGATCAATATCTAACTTTTATAATAAAACAGCTATATCAAAAGTATTGCCATTACAGGAATCAGGAACGATTGAGACTGAGCAGGCAGCTAAACAATTAAGGGAAACCGGATTTAAAGAGGTTCAACAAAAAGGCCAGGAATTTTCACAGGATTTTGAATTTTCCCCAGGAATGGCCGGTTATGCTGAAAAAATGGCGGCAGCCATACCACAGATGGCGACAAGTTTTGGGCTAACTACTGCTACTCTAGTGGTGACAAGAAATCCTCTACTTGCTAGTGCAGTTGGTGTGTCAACAAACTATGCCTTTGGTGCTAATGAAGTGTACACGGCTGCTAGAGAGTTTGGCTTATCTGACGAGGAGGCATTGCCACTTGCACAAGCCGGTGGTGCAGTTATTGGGGCGGTTGACTTTTTACCTTTTGGAAGACTGCTAAAAAAACTTGGAGCGCCAAGAGCAGCGACTAAGCTAATTACCAACAAGATGGCAAGAGAAATTGTAAGCGTAGGTACTCAAGCAGGTTTTGAGGGAATTACTGAGGGTATTCAAGAAATTATTGGTAATGCAATCAAAAAATCATACAATGAAAATCAAGATATATGGGAGGGGGTAAAAGAATCAACTATTATTGGGTCTTTGTTGGGCGGCTTTACCGATGTGACCGTATCGGGAGTTATGGGGCTTACTGGAAGGGAATCAAAGCCAGGCGAAGTAGTCGAAACGGTTGAAAAAAATATTCAGGAAGCAATTGAAACAGAGCCAAAAAACAGAACCCAGGAACAGGCAGAAATTGTTAATGCGATTGAGAATAAGGTAAAAGAGCCAATAAAAAAAGAAACAAAGGTAGATAAAGAATTAGAGCTGTTGGTAAAAGAGGCGAGGAAGTATGGGAGTGCTGAGGAGTTTATAAAAGCACAAGGAAAACCTTTGTATCATGGTTCGCCAACAGATAGGCTTAATACGAAGATAAAAGGAAGCTATGTAACTCCATCTGATGCTGGTAAGGGTATTTATTTTACGGATGATTTTGAGAGAGCAAATAATTATGCCCAGGTTGGTGCATTAGATACCGCAACCGTTACAGAGGGTTATTTATCAATGGAAAATCCTCTAAAAATTGAGGGCAAATTCATTGATCAAAAAATAGTCGATAATGCTAAAAAGAATGGTTATGACGGAATAATTAACAAGAATGTTGAAGGTATAGAGGGATATAATGAATATGTAGTGTTTGATCCTAAAAATATTAAAACTAAACAACAACTTATAGATATCTACAACCAAGCTACCAAAAAACAATCCACTAGCGAAACTATTAATGATACAGAAGAAATAAAACTGGTTAAAGAAGCAATTGAAAGCGGCGATATTAAAGCTGCAAAAGCATTATATAAAGATATTGAAGGCAAAAAACCTACCTTTGAATCACTGCAAAAAGTAGGTGAAACGGTAGTAAGCAGCAAAAAGCAACAGATTGAGAGAATCACCACTAAAGAAGTAGAAAATGTTAAAACTTCGAAAGAAGCCAGAAAAACCCTATCTCGAATCCGTAAAGAATATCAGGAAGCAATTGCCGAAGCAGAAGGCAAGGCAGTTGTAGCTACCGAAAAAAGAACTAATATTGATACTGAAAAAGTAAATAAATTAAAACGGATATATAGTCGGAGTAAGGATTTTCAACAAGGGGACATTGAAACGATTAGAGCGAGCAAGCATGGGGCGTTACTTAATAATGTGATTGAAAACGTACAGGAAAATAACCCGAACCTAAGCGAGCAAGAAGCCTTTGATTATGCAATGGAACTACCAACAAAAGCAGAGGAAAAAGTCACCGTACCTAATAGGCAGGCAATTTTGAAAAAACAGAAGGCATTGAAAGAACACCTAAAATTACTTGAGAAAAAGAGAAAAGAGCTGGGCATTAAAAAAAATAAAGTGTATGAGCAGGAGTGGCAAGAAGCTCTGGCAATGCAGGAAAAACTAGAGAAAATAATAAAAGTACCAAGAACTCAATTGCCGGTAGGAGCTGGTAAAAGAAGGGCATCAAGGCTTGAAGCGAGAATGAAGGGAGTTGTTGGCAATGCTACCCAAGAACAAATAGATAAATTAGGATTGACTACTTATAATCAGGTAAATAGAAAATCAAATATAGAAGCTGCCAGCGAGTTTGTTCAAAATAACCCAGAAAAAGCCCTGGCAGTAATGAGGGGAGAAATTGATCCGCCAAAAGGAGTGTTGACCAATGCGGTGTATGTGGCCTTAAAGCAGCTTGGTAAAGAAAATATTGATATTGCTACACAATTGGCTACTTTACAAGCAACTAAATTTGGTCAAGAGATAAACATATTACAAGAACTTGATCCAGATAATCCGGTAACAATGATGGAAGGTGTGGTAAAGGCAAGAATTGAAGGGTATGAGCGCAGAAATGGTAGAAAACCAGGCGGTAGAATTAATAGAGAAATTAATAAAATTAATAAACAGGTAAAACCGCCAAGTCAAAGGGCTTGGAGTACATTTTTATCTGAGATTGGCTGCTAACTATGGCATGGTGTCTTGTTCAATCAGAGGTAGAGGCTTTTAAAAAGGCCCTATCAACAAAAAAAATAAATCCTTTCAAGCTCGTAGATATGACTAGCGAGCAAAGACGGGCGTTATTTGAGAAGTATATCACCAAAGATAATGCTCAACGGGTTAATTCGCTTTATGAAAGCAAGCTGCTGTTAAAAAACCTTGATAGGGGCTTTACTTCTTGGGCTAAAAGATCGCTAGGTATGTCGCCTCAAGTAAAGCGCGATGTTATGTCAAAAATTGCCAGGCTTAATGAGTTGGAAACATTAAACCCTAAAGATTTGCAGTCATTTAAAGAGGACTTAGTGAGAACACGCCTTGGACTAGGAATCACTATGGAAGAAGCAACTACAATTAAAAAAATGAGTGAAAAAGTGGAAAAATTAAAGAAAAAAATACAAAAAGACAGCACTTTTAAAAATGAAAATGAGGCAATGAAGTATGGTCGGGCAAAGGCATCATTGATTGAATATGTAGGAGAATTAAAAGCAAGGGAGCAGCCAACTATTAAGGAACTTATAAAAACTCCTAAAATAGTTTCTGAAATTGCCGGTAATCAAAGGTCAATAAAAGCCTCAATGGATAATTCAGCTATTTTCAGACAAGGCTGGAAAACAATGTTTACTCACCCTAAAATATGGGGGAAAAATGCGGTACAGTCATTTCAAAATATAGTGAAGACGTTTGGCAAAGATGAGGTGATGCACGAAACCAATGCTTATCTGTTATCAAGAAGAAATAATATTAATGGATATGATAAGAGAGCAAAGTTAGCATTGAGCGTTACAGAGGAAGAATACCCAGGGTCATTTTATGAAAAAGCATTGGAAAAAATACCGGGAGTAAATAAAACGATATATAAAGCGTACAAGGCCTCTGAAAATGCCTTTACTGCCTTTGTACATACCACTAGAGCGCAGGTGTTCGATACATATATAGATATTGCTGAAAAAAATGGAGTTGATTTAACTAATGAACAGTTACAAGCAATAGGTAAAGTGGTAAATTCATTGACTGGTAGGGGAAATGTAGGAAAATTAGAACCTGCCGCTGATGTGTTTAATAATTTATTTTGGTCGCCAAGAAAATTAAAATCAGACATTGATATTTTAACAGTCCATGCTTTTGATAAGGGAATTACTAAGTTTGCAAGAAAACAGGCAGCGATAAATACTGCTAAAGTAATTATTGGAAATACAATTATATTAGGCATGGCTTCCATGTTAGGCAGGACATTATTGGGCGAAGATGATGTTGTTGATTTTAACCCTCTAAGCGCTAATTTTGGTAAGATAAAAATAAAAAATACCAGATTTGATGTAACTGGAGGAATAGCACCGCTTATTACTCTTGTTTCTAGGCTTATTACCGGAAAATCAAAGAGTAGCGTTACTGGAAAAGTAAGCGATCTTACTTCTGATGAATATGGGGCAAGAAGTTTACAGGATGTTATTTTTGATTTTGGAGAAAGCAAATTGTCACCATTTGCAGGTACTTTGTTGCATACAGTAATGAGAAAAGATTTTTTTGGTGAAAAGTTTACTCCGGTTGATGCGTTATCAGAGGTTTTTATCCCTACCCCATTATCAATTGAAAATGCTATTGAAGATTACAAGGACTATTCACCAGATGAGCGAGCGGATATGCTGGCAATTATTATAGCTGAACAATTAGGTTTTTCTATTAATACCTATAAATACAAAGAAGATTGGGGAAGCAAAACCACTAAAGAAATGGAAAATTTTAAACAACAGGTTGGAGAAAATCAATTTAAAAAAGCGGAAACAGACTATAATAGAGATTTTGGTGTTTGGTATGAACAATTGCAAAAAGATCAAAAATTCAAATCTCTTTCTGATGAGGAAAAGAGCGATGTGGTGAGTGCAGGGAAAAAGGCAATAAAAGAAAAAATATTAGATGAGTATGGCTACAAAAAACCAAAGAAAACATTTGAACAAAAGAAACAGGAGAAAAAAGACAAAGAGATAAAAAAAGGTTTTATTGAAGGGCTAAAATCACTTAATTTAACTAACCCATTCAAAGTCAAAGAGGCTTTTGCGGCTGATAGGTCACCAGAAGAACGGCTACAATCTGAACGGCGGCGCTGGTATAAAATTGCTCTCAAGTACAGAGAGGAAAACCCAGAATGGTACGCTAAAAATATTGGCGAAGAAGGTGAGAAAAAGTTGTTTGGCCATACTATTGGTCAGTGGCCGATACAAGGAGAAGATGAGTATAACTATAAAAAAGGATATAACAAATATACTCCAAACTGGGTAAAGCCAATTGTTGATAAGGCAGCGGATAAATACAAAGTACCAACAATAATTTTGACAAGCCAGCAGTTTAAAGAAAGTAGTTTTAGAAAAAATGCGGTTTCTAAAGCTGGAGCAGTGGGTATTTCTCAATTTATGCCAGCAACAGCAAGAAAATACGGACTAAAAGTGAATGATAAGGTTGATGAACGCCTTGACCCCGATAAAGCAATCCCAGCCCAAGCAAGACTAATGGCTGATTTAAAAAAACAATATGGTTCTTGGGAAAGGGCGTTATCAGCATATAATAGTGGCAATCCAGATGCATATAAAGACCCTGACTTTGCAGAGGGAGAAACGTATAATTATGTTCGTGATATAATGTTAATGCTTAAATTTTAATTATGAATAGATCAAAATATACTCCAGAATTTATTAAAAAAGTTGATGAATACTTAAAAGAATGTAAGGATAAGAGACGAGAATTTCACAAGGTAAGAGGTATAAAATCAAACAGTTATCAGGAAAAGTATGATGTAAATTTGCCGACTATATATGGTTTTGCTACTTATATTAGCTTTTCTGAGGAAACGGTCCATGTTTGGAAAAGAGAACATCCGGAATTTAAAGCAGCACTTAAAAAAATACTAGCAGAGCAGCAAAAAAGACTTATTGATGGTGGTTTGTCAAATAGATATAACCCAGTAGTGGCTAAACTTCTTTTATCAGCCAATCATGGTATGAAAGAAAGGGTTGATAAGACAACCAAAGATCAGCCAATCAAACAAAGTAATTATACTGATGAACAAATCGAAAAAATTGCCGACCGTATCGCAAAAAGACAGGGAAAAACTAGTGATCCATCAAGCTAGAAAAAATCTGATAGACTTTGCGATAGCCACTGATCCTACCTACCAAGATACCTGGTTCCATGAAATGTTAGCAACAAAGTTACAAATAGCCCTCCAAAGAGTAGAGGAGGGTAAGGATGTGCGGATTATATTCGAATGTCCGCCTCGTCATGGTAAATCAGAACTGGGTACACAAAAATTTCCAGCTTGGATTTTGGGGCAACATCCTGACTGGCCGGTAATAACCGCCTCATATTCAGGAGAATTGGCGGTGCGGTTTGGTCAAAACACTAGAGATATAATGGATTCTCCAGCATATCAGCAAATATTCAAAACAAGACTGAGAGAAGATACTAGATCAAAAGGATACTGGAAAACTAAACAAAATGGCGGTTATATGGCTGCCGGTGCTGGTGGCGCAATTACTGGATCAGGTTTTAAAATTGGTATTATTGATGATATTT